GTGATAAGATAGTTCATTACGAACCATATTTTGATAGAGAATCAAAAGGTAAAGTTGTAGAAATATTATCGGCCCAATTTATATACGAAACAAAAGATGGCCAGACAAGACATTGTTTATTTAAAGAAGATTGGAACCTAACACACTAAATATATCGGTGGAAAAGGAAGAGTATCAACACCCCTATCAAATCGACCATACATACAACGAGTCTTTGTTACCACAAGCCGAACAGAAAAATAAAGGTTGGTATTATGATGACATATCAAAACAATTCTATCGCTGGGATAACTTCCCTAAATTAACTAAATAGTCCTATGGCAGATATAGATTACAACGATTTTGGTTTTACAGCTATGGATGCAGAAGAACTCGCATCTGTAGATACAAAGATTGTAGAAAAAACAACAACCGCAACAGAAGTTATTAATAAACTTGATAACTTCATCAGACCTCTTTTAGAAAATCTTGCTAAAGATTCAGACAAAGATTATATCTACTGGCCGAACAGATTAGATATTCTCACTAAGAAACTAAAAGAATTGGACGACCTACAAAAAGATTTATAAACCACTTGATTCCAGGTATAATTTTTTGATACAATGGTATCTAATATAATATACAAGGAGTATAAAAGTGCAACAAGTCAAGCAATTTTCATATTATGGAGATACCCCAACTGTCATGAAGATAGTTAAAATGGGTAGAGACCTAATAACTTTATGTGAGAAGAATGAACTATATCCGAAAGATGATTTAATGTGGAACGCCGCTGTTACAGCAGGTAATAAGATGGTCACCGCAGGAACAGCAGGTTACGCATGTCGTTTTAAAGATGTTAATAGTCTTACAGACTTAGAACGCAAAGCAGTTCTAGGTTATCTTGAACAAAAGGGTTGACAATGGGCCCCATTTTTTAGTACCATGGATCCATGATGAGAATAATACTAAAAGGAGACAAATCATGAAAGACTTAAATGTTCTAGTCGACAAACTTTGTGAAGACCTCACAAACGAACTTTGCATGACATACAAACACTGCAAAGATAACGGTGCTCACTACGCACCCAAATACGGCCAAAAATATATCAAAATAGTCTCATACGACAACTCTGCCAAAGGTGGTGCTTCAGTATGGGGTTTCATTAACATCAACGAATTCAAAAAAGGACTTGCAGGAATAACTTTCTTAGAAGGTGATGTTCTCAAGGCTAGTGGATGGAGGGCACCTGCCCTAAACAGACCAAGAGGAAATCTCTTCGATGGTTTCTTCATTGACAGAAGAAAAATACACGGTCCTGGCTACATCTCAGGATACTCAGCAGGTGGTGCTAGAAATGGGAGGTTCGTGTGAGTGGCAATTTTTTAAAAACACATCACAAAATCTTATCAGAGACTAGTGATGGTAAACTCACATCAGAAGAAGTTCACAACTTAGAAAAATATGGTGTAAAACATCCAAGTGAGTTAAGAGATGCCGAAGATTGGGAAAACTTACCAGAAAACGAATGTATTTGTGGGGAGTTAGATTGTAAAGATGAATATGTCCATTGGACATCAGGATGGTAATATGATAAATAAATTTCAACACTTAATAGACGATATGGATATCTTTTTCCAAGAGTTAGATTACTTAAGAGAGAGTGGCACAATGAATATGTTTGGCGCTCCTCGATGGCTTATAGATAACTATGACCTAAGTAAAGATGAAGCTAATCATGTGTTCATTCGATGGACGAAAAATATAGAGGCATCAGACGACCACCTACACTTACTTAATTCATGAACAAACAATTTAGAGCATTCCTTATAGGAATGGCATTTGGGTTCTTTTTAGGAATCCTTCTATTATTACCTGCAAAGGTATTTGCATCTGATGAGAATGGCGATGCATTTTGTCTTGCACAAAACATTTACTTCGAGGCAGGTAATCAACCACTCGCAGGAAAGATTGCAGTATCACAAGTAGTTCTTAATAGATTAGAACATAATTCATATCCACATACAGTTTGTGGTGTTGTATATGATGCAAAGTATTATGAGAATTGGAGAGGCAATATGTTGCCTAGAAGAAATCAATGTCAGTTCAGTTGGTTCTGTGATGGTAAATCAGATGAACCTTTAGACACTAAGACTTGGATGGAATCATTGAATGTAGCATTAGATGTTATTGGCGGTTCTTATGGAGACATAACCGAAGGCGCTACTCATTATCATTCTACAACAGTGAATCCATATTGGGCAGAATCATTAAATGAAACTGTAGTTATTAATGACCATATATTTTATAAATGAGTTACTTAAGCACATATTGGTATCACATTGGACTATATTATATACATGAGATAATAAAATGAAAACAAAGATTAAAACAATACATTCTCTTTCTAGAAAAGAGAAGAAATACAATAAGAAACTTTCTAATAAGATTATTAGAAGAGCATTGTATGAACCGGTAGACAATAAATGAAATTTGCTTCGTGTAAAGATATCAATGGCACCATTGAATACATCGCTGCTGATGAAGAAGATGAAATAGAAGTCTATTGCGAGAATGGTGTATTGGGTTCAGAGAAAGAATTATTAGCCTGGTATACTAATCCAACACCCATAATGGTATCACATCATTTTAAATGGGTGGGTAAAGGGAAGAGACCTCCGCAGATGCAGATTAGTAGACCCTTTGATTATAACATAGGAAAACCTCATGTCGATAACTCGTTTTAATCAAATAGCAGAAAGAGAATTAACTATGTCAGATGAATTTAGAGAATTTTTAATTGACTCCATCTATATCGATAGTGGTGTTCAACATATTTATAAGTTTCCAAATAACTTTGGTGCATCTGTAATTAAAACAGATTACAGTTATGGTGGTAAAAGAGGCCTTTGGGAACTTGCAGTTCTCGATGCTAACGATGATATAACTTATCATACACCCATAACACAAGATGTTATTGGTCATCTTGCATGGAAGAATGTTGAGAAGTTTCTTGCTGAAATAAAAGATTTATAATCACCATAAATAATACCATGAGATTACTAGAAGAGAATTACGGAGATGTTCAAATCTTTTCTGATAGACCCTTTGGTTATAAGAGATATCATGTTGAATGGAAGCATGATGGCAGTTCACAAATGTATAGTAGTATCTGGTATAAAAAAGAGAAAGTTATACAGATTGTAGAAGACACTCTAATAAGGAACAGTTAATGCCGATTTATGTATTTTTTAATCCTCACACTGGTGTAGAATGGGAAGAACTTATGTCCATTTCTAAAATGGAAAGATTTTTAGAGACACACCCACATTGCGAATTAAGAATCCAAGCACCCAATATTGTAGGCGGTCACGGTGACCGTGTCAAACTTGATGGTGGTATGAAAGATGTTCTGAATAAGATTGGTGATGCACACCCAGGTTCTGAACTTCATTCAAGACACGGTTCGAAAGATATCAAAAGAGAAAAATCAGTAAAGACTATCAAAAAACATGTAGACATACAGAGCAAAACATAGTACCATAGCTATATGACCAAATTAAAAACCAACCTATTAGAATTACACGAACTAGAAGATATACAATTAGATACTATATCAGAAGACGGTAAGAGATACTACACCGACTCAACCAAGACAATAAAATATCCTAGTGTCACAACAGTAACAGGTTTACATAGTCGAAAACATATCAAGTTGTGGAGAGAACGAGTAGGTGAAGATGAGGCAAATAAAATCACCTCACAAGCCACGAAAAGGGGTACCTTATTTCATCAACATATTGAAGACTATCTCAGAAGAGAAAAAGAATTCATTGAGTTTGAGAATATTTTACAAGAAGGAATGTTTAAGGCTGTTAAACCAGTTCTTGATGAAATCATTCCTATATCTATAGAAGCTCCATTATTCTCTAATCATTTACGAATGGCTGGTCGTGTCGATTGTGTTGGTCTATTTGATAACAAACTTTCTATAATAGATTTCAAATCTTCTGCTAAACTAAAAGAAGACTACATGGCGAAACAGTGGTATATTCAAATGACTGCGTATGCAATCATGGTAGAAGAACTTACAGGCAAACCTATAGAAGATATTGTTGCTATAGTTGGTATAGAAGGAATGAATACATTCCAAATCTTTATGTCTAATCCAAACGACCATGTAGATGATTTGATGCAATTAAGAGAACAATATAAGAATCTCTATGGCGTATGATAAATGTTTATAATAATGAGATATTAGCATTCTCAGTTGTTCATAATTTTGTATCTACGGAAGAGTGCGAAGAAATGCTCGCATATTCATGGCAGAATTTAAACCCAGCTGATGTAATCAGTAAAGATGGTAAGGGACAGAAACACGAAGGAAGAACAGGTTCAAACACATGGTTAGAACATGATGCATCTCCTTTGATAGCAGATGTCGCCAAAAGAATTTCACAAATGGTTCGTATGCCTTTAGAAAATGCAGAACCCTTTCAAGTGGTCTATTATGAAGAAGGTCAATTATACGATTATCATCATGATAGTTTCCATGAAAGTGATGAATCATATAATAGAGACTATGTGAAAACAGGTGGTCAACGAATAGTGACCGCATTAGGATATCTACGAGATGTTCCTCAAGGTGGCGAAACAGGATTCTGTCATCATGGACTCAGTGTTCATCCTAAAGCAGGAACAATTGTTGTATGGTATAATGTAAACAAAGAAACTAATGAAAGAAATGATATGTCTCAACATGCAGGATTGCCTGTGATTATCGGAGAGAAGTATGCATTTAATCTTTGGTTTCGTGAAGGAAAATTTAAAAATGATTAGTAGAAAAGAATTTACAGAACAAGTAGAGAAATTACTTGTTAATAGTAGAACGGATATCATGAGTGCAATACTCTTGGTATGTGAAAAAAATGGAGTAGAACCCGAAGGTGCGAAACGATTGCTTTCAATTCCATTGAAGGAGAAGTTGACTGCGGAAGCAGAGAGACTTAAACTCATCAATAGAGATAAATCAAGTCGTGGTTCATTAGAAAGTTTTATCTCAAAATAAAGGATAGATTATGAAAGAAGGTGATATCATATCAGTCGTTACAGTGAGTGGCGAATATATTGGTAAGTATACAGGTGGTGATGAACCCCATGGTTGCATAAAACTAGAAGACCCTAGAATGATAGTTCAAGGGCCAGAAGGCCAGATGGGCTTCGCTCAAGGTGTAGCAGTTACAGGTATTAAGAACCCAACTTGGATGTTAATAGAAAGTTTTGTCTTTACCTGCGAAACTAACCAATCAGTTCAAGACGCTTACAGAACAGCTTTATCAGGAATAGAAATAGTTAAGTAATGTCAAGTCGGGAAGGATTTGATAGTTATCAGTTGTATCTCGGAGTTAAATTACATTTTAATTCTGAGTCGTATGACTTTGTAAAGTATAACGGTAAAGTCAAAGCAGACTTACCATCCTTCTTAAAACGCAATGACAGATTTCACTTTGGTAAACTCTCAAGATTATACAAGGGCGAACTACTAAATTTTTATGTTGCAAACTTATCATTAAAGGACAAGTGGGTAGGAGATTTACTTGATAATGAATCTAAGAAAGTATACTTAGAATGGAAGAAAAGAAATCAAAGACTCACATATCAGTTCGAACAAGATGTGACAAAACTATTAGAGAAGAAAAACATTCAAGAGGTATTAACAGTCAATAAAGGACAACACCCATATCTCTTAAAACAGTTTCTAGGTAAGAAGATATCTTTAGAGACTATGTGTATTCTAGATGAGATAACAGAATACAGTAAGAAGTGGAACACACTGATTGCCGAAACATTGATATATCCAGAAACAATCAACAAAATTAATAAGTATAAAGCTTTTATATCCTTTAATAAGAATACTTACAAACAAAAACTAATACAACTATGCAAGACAAATTAGATATGTTATATCTTGTTGGTAATGGACCATCAAGGGAGAATGTAAATCTTAAATGGCTCACTGGTAGAAATGAGTGGTGGGGAATGAATATGATATATCGTGACTACACACCAGACATGTTATTCGTTCAAGATGTAGCGCCTCAGAACGCTATGATAGAAGAACAATACTATAAGTCTCACAAAACATGCGTAGGCGAATGGAATGAAATACCAATGGAAATGTGGGACATGATGAAAGAAGGTTTGCCTGGAAAAATTATTGAGACGAGACGACCAGACGATGATAGATTTGTAGTTCAAGGAGAGAACTATCATGGTGATGAACAGAGAAGTTATATGATTGGATATTCTTTTTCCTATGTCAACAACATAGTTATATATACAAATGAACTCCTCAAGAATACCTTTTGTGGAATATATGCATTAGGGTATGCTGTTCATCATGGATATAATAACATATGTTTATTAGGATATGATTCATTACAGTTCGGAGATTTACAAAACATATATGGACCAGATGATTGTTACACATACAATACAGTCTATACAGAAGAGAACTCAGGTGTGGGAAGACCGCAACAAGCACAATTTATTGCGTTGTTGGAACACATAAATAAGGAGTATCCAGATGTGGAGTTATTTTTTAAAAACCCCATTGACGGATTCGATAAGATTGAGTATAATGGTATTATATCTCGATTTAATATCGATGATAAGTGGATTCTTGGCACATCGTGCTTTGAGTCCGAGTTATAATAAGATGCGATACAATGCAATACAAATACAAGGAGTAATACAATGCCAACATCTTTAGATAAGCTTAGACAGGCCATGGAGTCTGCCTCTCCAGCTCAAGGGGAGAAAAAAACCTACGATGACGATAAATACTGGAAACCAGAACTTGATAAATCAGGTAACGGTTACGCAGTAGTTCGTTTCTTACCAACACCAAGTGAAGAAGAGATGCCATGGGTATCTTACTTTGACCATGGTTTCCAAGGTCCTGGTGGATGGTATATTGAAAAGTCTTTGACTACCATTGGTAAGAAAGACCCTGTAAGTGACTACAATACATCGTTGTGGAACACTGGAATAGAAGCAAACAGAGAACAAGCTCGCAAACAGAAGCGTAGACTTCACTATGTGAGCAACATCTATGTTGTTTCTGACCCTAAAAATCCTGGTAATGAAGGTCAAGTATTCATGTACCGTTACGGTAAAAAAATCTTTGAAATGCTAAAAGAGGCAATCTCTCCTGCATTTGAAGATGAGAGTGCTATCAATCCTTTCGACTTAAGAGACGAAGGTGCGAACTTCAAAATCAAAATCAGAAAAGTAGATGGTTATTGGAACTATGACAAGTCAGAATTCGATGCCCAAGCACCACTTTTTGATGATGAAAATAGGCTCAATGACATATATACTTCATTGAATCCTTTATCAGAGATAATTACACCATCTCAGTTCAAGTCATATGAAGACTTGAAAACAAAACTCGATAGAGTTCTTGGACTATCAGGTGGTGTTGCTAACTCTACTGCTGAATCAGTTGCACAAGATATGGAAGAAGTGCCATGGTCAGGTGTGAATACTGAAACAGTAGCAGAAGAACCTGTAATCTCATCAGCGGAATCTACATCGGAAGGTGATTCAGATGAAGATAATGCGATGGATTACTTTAAAAAATTAGCTACAGAAAGCTAATTTTCTTTAGGGTGTAGTTGTTTATATAATGTGTCCTTTGATTGCAACTACAGACTTCGGCCGTGGATATGGGGGTATCGAAGTAGGGGAAAGATTATCGGCAAAATTAAGCGGGATAATCGGTGAAGAGCGGGTTGCTGTAAGCGTTGGGGCGACTTCACACCATTTAAGAAAATGATTTATGCCAAGTGTAAAGCCAAGAATACATCCAAAGTCGAAAAGAGTCGAGCCCTTCGACCAGCTTCTTCGTAGGTTCAAAAAGGCAGTTGAAAGAAAAGGCATAATTCAAGAATGTAGAGATAGACAATACTACACTAAACCAAATGTCTTAAAGAATCAAAAGAATCAATCAATCAAAAGAAAGAAAAAGATTGAAGCAAAGAGAGCGCTTCAAGAAAGGTCTACAAGAAGAAGAGTTCAAGATTGGGGCCCCATACTATGAAGTTAATAAAACTTAATAAGCGTGAACTAAAGGCTCGAAAAGAAACACCTTCACATGCATCTACTCAGGTGCATAAAGATAAAACGAAAGTTATTCCTCGAAAGAGAAAGTATAAGATTAATTAGCGCCGGCAGGTAATGTTGAATACCCTAAATGGTTATCACCAGCTGGTTCTTCCTTATATTCGGTGACATCAGTAGATGAGTTTGAAGTAACTGTTGTTACTGAAGCATTACCACCAGAACCAGAATCCCCAGCCTCAGCAGTTGTATCTAATACTTCTGCATTTGCATTAGCTAAATCGCCTCC